CTTGTTTTTATTGCTGGAAACATTGGTATACAAGGATTCATTTCAGGATTCACCTTCAATGACATCACTTTATTAGAACAAGATCGGTCTTTAAACCAAAAAGGACACTTTAAAGCCACTGCATAACCTTTAGCACATCCTGAAAGTTTTATTTCAGCTCTTTTCTCTACTCCTGTACTACGGGCTTTCGGTGGACTCACTTTATATTGTCCTAAATTACGTGGTTGTCTAACTCTGGGGGGTGGTACTCCCCCTTTCTGAGCTCGAGGTTTCTTATTTAAATATTTTTTATAAGCTGCTTTTCTCTGAGCTTCAGTCATCGTAACCACCGCAGATCCTCGACTTTGAACCCACTTAGCATAAGTCAAAACCGGTTGACCATTGCCATATTTATTAAAGCTACCTTCCATAAAAGTTTTCCAGAATGAATTCACTGCTTCACCTTCATCTGTAGCAGAGACTATCCCATATAAGGGATGCCCTTTTTCAACCTTAAGAGTTCTCAGTGTTCTAACAAATACAACTACTGGTGTCATATCTACTGGAGCCCAAGAATCTACATAAACATCAACCTGGTTATGCCAATCAACAAAAGCTTCTGCATTCGTTGCTCCTGTTCCAATAATATTAATTGGAGACGGGAGTAAACAAGTAGAAACACATGTCCACATATTACCAACATTTTGAAATGAAGGTTTAGTCAAAGTGAATTGTGCTGCCATTTGTTCATTTCCATAAGCATTAAAAGTTCCTTCACCAGCTTTAGAATTATTAGCGCTCTGGTTTAAAGGAATTATCTTGTGTGATTGATTTTTCTCTATCATTTTTATAGCTTCTACACTCACTCGAAGTGTTTCTTTACATTCTGAGCAATCACAGAAAATTTTCCTAGGAACTAATTGAATGAAACTAGGTTTCAAAAAATCATACAATCTATCTGACATATTTTGTATGTCTAAAATATCATCCTCTTCTAGAGGTTCTTCCTTATCACTAGAAAGTTCATAAAAAGGGTTGGGTTCGTACACATCTCCATTATGTTGTTCATAAATTTTTTTTGCACGTAACCTTTCATCTATTTCCCACTGAGTTAAACCGAAATTTCTAATAAATTCTAAATCTCCTTTATTATCCACTCCAATAACATCTCGGTAGAAAATATGAGCATTTTCATGTGCCTTACAATCAACACAATCACATATTACTGGATATTCTCCAGGCCCTTCTCTATCAATTCTTTCCACATCATACTCAAAACGTTCAATAATTTTATCTACCAAAGTTTCAAATCCTAAGGGACTATCATCATATATTTCTATATCCGCCATCTTCGTATTACGAAATGGGCCTCCACCACCAAACTCCAATCCTGAGTAAAAATATTGCAATTGCATATCCGTTGGAGCTCCCATTAATACGAACATTTTAACCATTGGACTACCTATTTTGTCCTTAAGTATATTAAGACATTTCAAATAATCTATACGCAACTCATCCCATTGTTTATGTGCATAAGCTAAAACTAATATAGCATAAAATCGTTGCACAAACTTCTCGGGGTCTAACTTATCTTTTGAATAAGTTATAGGTAATAATAATCGGGATAAATCCCATTGAGGTAATATTTGATTACGAAACTTTACCATCGTAAAACCTAAAAAGGTCAATCGATTTAATGGTAATTCATATCCTCCTACAAAAAATTTTAATTTCATACCATGCATTCGCATTAATCGATCTGAAATCAACTGTTGATCTAAAATTAAAGAAAAAGATTTAGATAGAGCAGACATATTATCATCCCCAAATAGAGATACCATCTGATCTACTATCTTCCTAAAACTAGGTAAACGATGTTTCTTAAGTTTATAAACATAGCACAAAACATCAGCTATTATTTCCATTCCAGCTTCAATATTATTAGTTGTTGTCATTCCTGAGCCGGAGTTATTACCTGTCACACGCCATACAACGTCTCCGTTAGACAATATTATCATAGAGAGTTTTAATCCTCTCGTAATCCACGCTGAAAACTTATGCAGCTCTATTGGATTTGCCTTACAAAAACATCGATGTCGTCGGTCCGCAACATTATGTAGTGAAACTACTCGATCATATCCTTCAGCATCCCAACTAATCCGGACCGGATACTTATAAGTTCCATCCTTCTTCCGTTGTTCCATTGCTTCATACAAAGATTTAGTTCCCCCTCCAAATGGAGAAAAACCATATTTCGACCACCAATTTTTCTTTAAATTAATATTTCCTTGGCCAAAACATTTAGCTTGCCAAAATAACACATGGAAGCCTGGCACACAAAAAGTGCGTGATTTCTTCATCCAATCCTCCATTGAGGCAAATTCTTCTTTCGGTACTGATGCATAAATCACTTGCAATAGTTGAAGTGATAAAATATCATCCTTCACTGCTATCCAATGATCGCTCATCGCATAGTCTTGTCGGGTTTTAAAACCCATATACTTCATAGGAACAGATGGTCCCTTAGTCATATCTATATGATCATAAACTTCCTCATCAGTCCAGGCCAGATGTGTGAGAGCCGGCTCTAGAACTTGATCTACTATAGAAATCGCATAATCCTTAATAGAATCATACTCCAAAACAACCTTTCGGTCCATTTTCATTTCAGCAATGTCAATCGTGGATTGAGATGGTATATTATAAAAATATTTTCCTGTAACTTCAGTATTCCATTTCGCCCACATTCCATATCGAGTTCCTTCATATAACTCACTTTCATAAATTTCGACGGGTCTTTTTGACGGACCGGTCTAATCAAATGAGGAGCCAAACGTCCCACCGGGATTAATCCGGTATAGGCGCGATGAGTTGGTACCCCATAATTTATTATAGCCCCTCCTCCTTCGAGGTTAAGAGGGAGGGATTCTAAAAAACCGAGGGTCCATCAACGATCATATCCCCATCATTGGAGTAACCGATAACAGATTGAGTGTGGAACGCTTCTACAACATTATTACTTACATACGGTGATCCACACTGAGCTGGAAAAGTATCACTTGAATGCTTAAATCTTCCATCTACAACACTTCCATTACATTGTACCATCATTGGTTTATCATCATCAACTCGCAAAGTATATAATCGATAATCTTTTCCATTCGTCGTTGGGGTATTTGCAATTTTAAAAGCGGCACCTGATACACTAATTTTGTCTGAGGAGACTGCAAAATCATTTCCTATATGGGTAAACTTCACTTCTCTCCACGTATTAGACTCTTTTTTTATATAGGCTCCTTCTTTAACTACATGCCAAGCGGAATATAAACTAACTTTCGATTCAGCAATTCCCATAAAACCTACTCCAGCTCTCACATACCCCCTATCTCGTAAGATATATAAAGGGACAAGTGGAGCTTTCAGGTTGTGTGGAACTTGTCTGGCAGAACTTTGTTGGTTGGATAGATCTGAAAAAGCAGATTCTTTTGTAATTAAGGGCAATATATTTTTCAACTTTTTCAAACTGGGATTGGGTAGCGGATACTCCCTTCCCTCTTGTTTTATTTCTATATTGTTCCCAAGTTTTTTTCTTTAACTTCTTCTACTTCTTCAAGGGTTTCCTTAATCTTATACACTGGTTTCACTTTTGAAACCTTATCTCGAGATTTCTTCTCTTCTTTCTCTTTTGGTTTGACTTCAATTTCATCTTCCTTCCTTTCATGAAATCTACAGTATGGGAGACCGGTTTTTGCGTAGTTGATACAATCTACATAACCACATGGTCCCCTACCCTGTCCTACTTTATTTTGTCGTATATTCTTTATCAAATATTTTGTCAAACCCGGGAGTTCAGATGGATCATTATTCTTATAGCAAAGTTGCCTATAATGAACATTACAGACTTCTTTACCACTATTATCTTCCATACAATCTTTAAAAATACATCCTTGTACTCCTTCTTTATTCTTCCGAGGTTTAGCGGAATTAGGCAAAGTTCGATCTTGGTTTGCATTTTTCTTACTGCGTCCTTTTGGTACGAATGATTCTGAATAGTCACCATCATAGATAGCTTGTATCGTTTCATCAACGTCCCCCAAACGCATTTGGAGAGATGCAATAGATCGATCATATTCATCTGCATACGAATAATCTCCATCTGCTAAATCCATAGCCTTTGCTTTCTGGGTATTTTGTAAAGAATCCCTTAATAAGGTTCTCAAATTTTTTAACTCAGCATCTTTTACTGCCCATCGAGCTTCCTCAGCGGCCTTAATATGTTGGCCTTTAGTTCCTTTGTCAGCTCCTTCTGGTATAAGTTTCTTCTTATCTACTGACTCCTTCACGGTATCTTCTTCTTTTCTATCCCATTTATGTTTAAACCAAAAGAAATACCCTAAAAACACTACCAATATAACTGCCAATATACCACCAATAATCTTCCACTTATCTTCTACATTTTCTTTTAACAAAGCAAATGTTTCCAATAGTGTTATATCATCATCTTTATCACTCAATATAGATTTAGCTCCAGCGGCACTATTAGCAAAAACTCGGTACGATTCCGATTTATACGTGAATACATATACCTCACAAGATGTCAAGTCCGGCAAACCAATTATATCTTTATAAAATTGGGAAAACCGTACAGCCAACTTCGATCTAGTATTTGCGTCTTCTTTTACAATTGATCCTCCATTCAAATACACGTATCTCTGTACGAATGAACCTTTTTGTATCATACCCCCTAGGGCACACGAAAACATAGCATAATCATCAATAAAATCAGTATCTCTACGAACATACGTTACATTTAATATATCTTTGAGAAGTTGTTGTCCTACAGCACTATCAAAAGATGGGTATTGAACTCCCCTATAAATCTTCATTGATATACCCGGATATCTAGTCCGCAACTTTTCAGATAATTGGTCTCCTATATACTCTAAAGGATGTTTTCCAAAATCATGCAACGGCAACCCAATTCCCAACCTATTAGCTGAGGACATATACACTGCATTACTTAAATTCTCAGATGTGTATATTACTTCTGTCTTTGGGGTGTCTTTCCGCAACAAAGGTAATAGTATTTTCATAGCCATAAACTTTGAAACTACTGTCCCTTTTTCTGACACCGTCCGTTTAGAACGGTCATATAAGGTTTGACCAAAGGAGGAAAGGTTTCTAACTGCATTTAACAAACTAGATGTTTGCACTATAGTTATAGCTGCAATTCCTAAAACACCCAAAGCTATACCTAACTG